TCAAGACGACTTGTTAAAACAGGTCACTGCTGTGAACCAACAACAAGATCGCGAAATTGACAATCTAGACTCTGACAACGCTGATCTACAAAACAACTTACAACAACTACAAGCAGTCAATGCTGACCTGGCCAAGAAACTGGCCGACGTGGGTCAGCGCAGAGCTGACAGACAACCAGAGCCACAGGCTCCAGCACCATCAACCAGTACACCAGCAAAACCTACTGCCACAGCTGAACCTCCTTTACAGCAACCAGCAACAACAGCACAGTCTGCTCCTGTGAAGAAAAAGAAAGCAACAACTCGTAAAAAATCTTCTGCTACCAAGGTTCAACGGCCACAGCAAGACGTTCCAAACAATGTGTTACAGTTCCCATCTGGCGGACGAGGCGGACAAGCATCTGATGAAGTTGCCGCGGCACTGCAAGGTGTTGACATGGGCGACGAGTTGGCCACAGGAACATATGGTCTTAAAGAAAACACAGAGACTTTAAGTGTGGGCGATCCTGTGATCATCTCAGGCAATGTAGAGTTCAATGGCAAAACTGGTGATGTTGTGGGATTTGGCCGTGATCAACATTTTGTCATTGTGGATCTTTACAACTTTGGCAAACATGCTTTTCATGCATCCAATGTTGAATACAACAACTATGCCGACGAAGAAGACAATGTTGAAGAAATGCAAACTCATCTGGACCGTTACAATGTGAATCAGCCTACACCTGGTGGTAGCAATAAACAGCGTGAAGAGTTTTTAAATGCACGTGATCGTTTGTTCCGTCAAATGCAGTCAGCAAGCCCTGGTGAAAAAGAAGCCATACGTTTGAAGATTGCTGATCTTGAAGGCCGCGCACAAAGTCAAGGTATTAAGATTCGTGAAAACAACTTAGATGAGTTTGTTACACCACAAGCAGTGGCACAGGATCCTTCACTAGAACGTGAAAAGGATGTGGATGTTGTAGTGTTTGGACGTATACCGCAAGATTTCCATGCAGAGCAGTTGGTAGATACACTTGAAGAGTTGTTGCCTGCAGAATATCCACCTGGTGGAGATTGGAGACATCAAGACAAATCGCAACACGGCCCAGCTCCTCGTAAAATGTTTGAAGTTCTTGAACAGGGCGGTGCTGTGGTAACAACCAAACCTCTAAGCATAGCAAAGAAACTAGTGGCAGCATTCAATGCCTATGGTATTAAATCTCGCATTGATGCGCCAGGCATAACGGAAGCTGAAGGCCCAAATCGTTCAGGATACAATGCTATAAAGTCTTTGAGCGACTGGGCAGAAAAAATACGTGTGGTACGTGAGCTACAAAAAGATATTGCGCTGATGAGCAATCCTGAATCCAAAGCCGCTGTGGAACAACGCATTGGAGATCTTTTAAAGATTGGTATCAAGCAAGGCTACGTCAAAGAAGCACTCAGCGACAAAGCCATGGCAGTGTTGCGTGGACTACAACAGCCTGCTCCAGCCGCAGTTGATCTCAACGTTCCTGAGCCGGTCAGCGAACCTGCCATGGATCTGGCTACTGTGAGAAAACGTATTGCACAGTTAGATGAGTTGATCCGGATGAAAGAACAAATTGACAAACTGTTTGTTCGAGCACAGAATGCACGTGGTGGTATCTATCCTGGCTTGCAAAGCGACATTGAAGACGAAGAGTTGTACGGTGTTCCGCAGTCAGACAAGGAATATCAAATCCTCAAAGACAAGTACACCAAAGATTTAACAGCACTGCAAAAGTTCATTGCCATGAAGAAGGCAGTGTATCGTGAAGGTCAAGAGTCTCTGGGCGAAAGCTCTGCTCTAGTACGTTTAAAACAAGCACGTCAAGCACTAAGTCAGCAAGGTGTAGCGGAAGCACAGACAGATTATCAAAAGCGTAGACAGCGTGAGCGTGATGTAGATGCTGGCAAGCCAGTTAGCCGCCAACCTAAGAATCCACAGAATGATTATTTTGCTCGCCGCAAAAAAGAAAAAAAGCACGACATGGATGAGGCTATTAGCAAAAAAGATTTGCTCAGCCGACTACAAAAGGATCTGCCAAAAGTTAATGATCCAAAAAATAAAGATGCCAACCCAGTTGTATGGACCGGGCCCGGCAAGAATGACTATGACTATACAGGCTATCAAGGCCACGGTATGCCTACTGATAAACAAGAACGAGATCGTATCCGTGCCGACAAGAAAAAAGGTGTGACGGAAGGCTTGAAATCCGGCGAGTATCACATACACACCGTGTATTTCAAAGATGGCACCAAGAAACGCATACGTGTGACCAGCGACGAAGTTGATGTGGCTGATTACTATACCAAACGTGGCCAGGCTGTAGACCATGTGGATTATGATTTTCAAATACACTCCAATATGACTGAACAAACATTGGATGAAAAACAAGATGCCTGCTATAATAAAGTTAAATCACGTTACAAGGTTTGGCCGTCAGCTTATGCTTCAGGAGCCTTGGTTCAGTGCCGTAAAAAAGGTGCCGACAATTGGGGCAACAGCGGTAAGAAAAAATGAGATACAGAGAGATCTTAGAAGCTTGTTGGACAGGGTATCGTCAAGCAGGCATGAAGAAAAAAGGCAACCGTCAGGTGCCCAACTGTGTGCCCGTGAGCGAACAACACATGGAAGAAGATCTCAAAAAGTGGTTCAAACAAAAATGGGTACGTTTTGGACCCGATGGCAAGATACGCGGCGACTGTGCTCGCGGAGATGATAGTGAAGGTAAGCCCAAGTGCTTGCCACAATCAAAAGCACATAGTCTAGGTAAAAAAGGTCGTGCATCAGCGGCTTCACGCAAGCGCAGGCAGGATCCCAACCCTGAAAGAAAAGGAGCAGCCATCAACGTGGCCACAAAGAAAAAATGAGAACATATAACTTTACCGTGAACGGCATGATACATATTGTGCTGGCTGTGAACTTCAATGCCGCACTAGACAAACTTAAACAGTTAATCAAAGGAAGCAAATGAAAAAAATCTTATTAGCATTATCATTGGCTCTGTGCAGTCATGTTGTTATTGCTGAAGATGCACCAACCACATTACTAAGCTCTGGAACCATAAGCCCTTATGTAGCTCAACGTAACGGACTGTTCATGGCTGCAGATTTTCTTGCGGCAGTTCCTGGCAACACACGATTCAAACTGAGCACACAGCCTTGGATGGATACCACAAACAACACCGTGGTCATCGCAAAGATGCCATTCGTGAGTGGCACCAAATATGCCAAAGACTATGCCAAAGAAGGCAGTGTGTTTGCCATTACCGAAGATGCCAAATATCGTTATTTTGTAGGCAATGGATTACCAAACACTGCCATGGGTGACTTTCCTGTGCAACCTGGCACTCCTGCTTACAAATATTATCAGGCAGCTCCAGGCGGACATGATTTCAGAACAGGCTTTCCTGGTTCGGACTATTCCAGTGCCGCGGCCATTGGCGTCAGTCCTTATGAGTTGAATATTCAACTGCCTAAAGTCCCAAAGCTAAGTGCCAAGCCTAATCCCATTGCGGCATTGCCCATTGGTGTCACACTCACAGGCACAGTATGGCACGCTGAGATTGCCAACGCCAGCGCCACAGCATGGTATCCACCTGCTTCAATCTTGCCCGTTGACCAATGCTGGGGTCATCCTTATGCTCAACAATATCACCTGCATGGCTACAGCTGGAAGTGCTTCCCTAATCAAGGAACAGAAGGACATTCACCACTATTTGGCTATGCCCTGGATGGATTTGGTATCTATGGTCCCAGAGGTGATGATGGCAAAATGGTTACCAATGCCCAACTGGATGAATGTCATGGACATACTCATCCAGTCATGTGGGACGGCAAGATGCAGAATATCTATCACTATCACTTGAACAATGAATTTCCATATGCCATTGGCTGTTTTAGAGGGGAAGTCAACTATGACCAAGCCCTGGGGTCGGCTGACATGAGGGCACACAACAAGCCTCATGGAGTACCAGGCAAAGGACACGACCATAAGAATCACAAAAAGCCAGGTATTATTGCAGTACCAATCGGAGCCTTTCAATAAATGAGAAACTATATCAACCTACTAGAAGCCTTGGAACGTGGTTGCCCGCCGGCCACACAAAGCATTGATGTCAATTTAAAGAATCGTCAAAAGGCCATTGAAGAATATCACTATGGCCCACTGAATCCCGCGGAACCCAATGAAGAATATTGGGCGGAGTTGGCCGACAAGTGGAACACTGATGACATTGATAGTGTGAAAGCCAATCGCTGTGGCAACTGTGCAGCCTTTGACATTTCTGAAGACATGCTGGATTGCATAGCAAAAGGAATTGGGTCAGAGCCCGGCAGTGACGCACACGACACTGTTGATGCTGGTGATCTAGGTTACTGTAAGTTTTTAAAATTTAAATGTGCTGCCAAGCGTACCTGTGATGCCTGGGTTGAAGGCGGCCCTGTAACAAAATGAGAGCAAAAGAGTTTGTCTCAGAAAAGTGGAGCAAGAAATACAAAAGCTCTATCAACTGCTCTAACCCCAAAGGTTTTAGTCAGAAGGCACATTGTGCTGGTCGCAAGGTTAACGAATTTGCACCTAGTCCAGATCGTGATGACGATGATGTTCCTGATCAGTTGCTGGTATTGGCCAATCGTTGGTGGAATGCCACAGATCAACAACCACAGATTGAATCTGTGCTAAACAGCCTGGGCTGGAGCATAGCACAAGTAGAGTCAGAAGATGATGCTGTGCAATTACAGCACCAAGATGGCACTACATACTTTATCAGTGCTGATGATTTTGATCCTGATCTGCACGAAGAACAACTAGATGAACTTCAATTCAAAGGCAGTGAATGCACTAAAGACTGTTCAGGCCATGCCGCAGGGTATGCATGGAGTCAACGCAAAGGTCTGCGCCATGGCAATAGTCCTTACAGTCCTAGTTTTAACAAAGGTGCCGCACTGGCAGTGGCAGGTCTATGAACGAGTATCCAGTGTATCCTGAAGATGACGGCACCGACCGTCCACGAAATCCTTATTCACCAGTATGAGATTAAACGAAATACAACTAGGCCGTAGTGTCACATACAACTTCTACGACATCTATGCCTTGGTCAAACAGCGCGAAGGTCGTCCAGGACTGACCATTCGATTACGCAATGATCGTCCAGCAGAAACACGCAAGTCAGGTATCTATGTGTGGAAACATCCCGACTGGGGATACTTCTATGTGGGCATTGCGGCCGCTGATAACTTCACGGCACGCTGGCACAAGCACATACAGAAACTTCTGGATCAATGCACTTCAGCGGCACAGATGCAAAACTGGAAACAGTTTGCTGACCGATTCCGAGCCGCAGGCTATGGCATAGATGATTTGAAAGATGTACAGTTAAGATTTTACCCTATAACCACCGTGGCACAACATGGTAACAAAGAACAATTAAAGGCAGAACTCAAAGCCATAGAAGACCGACTCACCGCCTGGTTGAATCCTGCCTGTAACTATCAATACAAAGCAGACCAACCCAGTGCTACCCGATATCCTCCTGCGAGGACACCCAACACACCTTAGGACCGCTATGGTGCGTGGCCGGCTGCTGGCCTGACTGACGGATTCGCTACCCCTAGGTCAGAAGTGAGCATAATTACTTGATGCACAAAATGTTAGTACCAATGCCTTGGCAAGGTGTTTCTAAAGAAGTCATTGATCAAGAGATGAGTTGGATCAAACAATTGCCAGCAAACACGTATTGTGCATTGTGGCAACGATGGCCTGAAAATGATCTACCCCTGGGCTACGATTGTTATGTTGTTTCCTTTCATTTAGAAGCGGTCAGCATTGACTGGATCAAACAGCAGTGTGAAAAAATTTCAGCACCAATAATTTTATTATCCGATTCAAATTATTATGATTGGAAAATGCCAAAAAATTTAAAATGCTATACCTGGTATTACTGGCATTTTCAACTGGACAAGATACTTCAATGGTACCCTGATCCACCCAACAAAAATATTCAGTATAAGAGCAGTGCGATTTGTAATAGATTAACTCAGAGTAAAATTCTAGTGATCACTAAACTGTTAGAAAATCCTAACAGTCACTCATTGACACGACTCAGCACCTGGCTCGAAAATAAAAATTTACACTTTAACACAAAGACTGGCAGGCCACATATTGATGGCTTAACAGAAATTTTTTGGAAAAAATATTTAGGCAAAGAAATAAAAATTGACAACTTTAACAACAACATAGATAATCATCAAAAATATACTTCTAATCCATTGGTATCATATCTTCAGGAAGCCGCAATACATTTTACCAATGAAAGTTTTCATTACAGTTACTATCAAGATCAGGGTCAACATTACATATACCCAGGCCCATTTCTCACTGAAAAAACCCTAAAGTGCTTAATTGCTGAAACAGGATTTATTTCTGTTGGTCAATTTGATACCTACAATACACTGTCAAAATTGGGGTTAAAATTTAACTACAACAATATTGATACATCCTGGGACCAAATTCCAGGAGACTTGGATCGATTAGAAAAAATATTAGAGTTAATAGATTCAATAAGTACCCTGGAAAGTCAAGAAATTTTTGACAACACAGCAGATAGTTCTAGACACAACAGAGAATACATTGTGTCTGGACAGTTTGCCAAAAACTGTGATATGGTAAATCAAACAACAGAAAAAACCATTCTGGATGAGTTTGTGTGTTGACAAAAGTAGATATTGTGTTATACTTAACACTGTTAATTAGGAGATACAGATGGACAAAACATTCAATGGCGAACAAAAAATCAAGCTCACTCAAATCATCAACGAAGGCATGCAGGTCATGCATGAGATTGAAACTCTCACAGGTGGGCTAAACGACACAATCAAAGCAGTGGCAGAAGAAATGGAAATCAAGCCAGGCATTCTTAAAAAAGCAATTCGCTTGGCACACAAAGCTGAATTTGGTCGTGAGCAACAAGACCACGAGTTGTTGGAGACAATTTTGACCACAGTGGGAAAAACTCTGTAATGAAAAAAGTATTACTAGGTATTTTGTTTGCGGTCACGGGCATGGCGGCCTTGGCTAAAGAAACAGTCACTATATACTATGCATTCAGCCCAGCTGATACCATGGCCAATTATAGCCGCACACTTGTAGAAGAAGCTAATAGAATCCAGAACAAATACACATTCTTGTTTGACACCAAACCCGGTGCAGGCAATACAGTTGCGGCTAATTTTGTTTTAAACAATCCAAATAGTATCTTAGCTACTAGTTCGGCCTTTTTTATTCGTCCTATTTTTTTCCCCAACGAGAGCTATCTTATCAACAACTTTAAAGAGTTGTTGCCACAGTGTGAAGCACCAATGGGTATTGCCAGTTTAAAATATCGATCTTGGCGTGATGTTCCTACCAATCGTCCACTCACAGTCGGCGTCAGTGGCCTTGGCGTAACTACACACTTGGTGGCATCCGAAATTGCTATTCGATATCCCAATCTGCAGATCATTCCTTTTAAAAGCACCAATGATGCTATCTTGGCAACCGCTGGCGGACACACAGATTTTGCAGTTGGGTTTATCAACGATACAGTCAAGTGGACAACCACAGACACTCCAGCTGATAAACGCTTGACAGTTCTCGGGGTCACAGGATCCAAGGCAATTCGTGGTATTCCAACTTTGATCAGTCAAGGATTTCCTCAAACTCTAGCAGAACTTAATGCACCACATCATTTGGTGGTACCAGCAACAACTCCTGATGCAAAATTCAAGGAGTGGCGAGATATTTTATTCCGTGCTTCAAAAGCCAAATCAGTGCAAGATTCGTATGCTATTGATTCGGCTGTGCCACTAGATTCAATCGCAGACAGCAATATCCAGCCTTGGTTCTACAAGCAACAGATGTTATGGAAAAAGATAGGTTCGAATATCAAACTAGAAAAGTAACATGATCAACTTTGCCAAAAGAATAATCGATCAAAGTCAATCTTATCCAACTAAAATTGCCTACAGAGATGGTACGAATGATTTAACTTACGGCGAGTTAATTGATCGTATTCCTCGAGTAGCACAGGGATTGATAGATCAAGGTCTACAACAAGGCAATCATATAATTATTACCATGGAAGATTGTGTTGATTGGCCTGTGGTATTTTTGGCCTGTCTTTACAATGGAATAATTCCATTACCGTTGAGCACTGTGATGGGCCAAGACTTGTTTGCAAGTATCGCCGAGTTTGTTAAATGTAAAAAAATCATTGCCGGCGATGCAGTGGCATCACGGCTTGGCAATCAGATACCAATTATTACTCGAACACAAGTGCGTGAATTTTATTCAAGATCATTTGAGAGTATTGCTCCAACAATGATGCATCCGGACAGTGCAGCCTGGATGAATGTCAGCAGTGGGTCAACCGGCATGCCCAAGGTTGCCGTTCATCGTCATCAAACATTGTTTGAAATGTTGCGTATGAGTCCAGGTCCTAGCTTTGGCATGACTCAGGACAGTGTGATTCTTAGCACTCCCAAGTTGTCTTGGAACTATGGTTTACACAATAGCATAACTTATACATTGGGACTAGGTGCTACAGCAATTCTTATTCCGGAGGCTCCGGCTGGCCCAACAGTGTTTGAATATATTAATCGTTATCAGCCCAACATCGTTATCAGTAGTCCCAGCATTATACGCAGATTGTTAGCGACCAATACACGATATACTTTGCCTGCAAGTGTAAAACATTTTAACTCCAGTGGTGAGCACTTGCCAAAGCCCATGTATGATCAGTTCTTGGAACGATTTGGAATCCCGTTGCACAGTTGTATCGGGATGATGGAGACGGCCAGCAACTATGCGGCTAATCCTGATTGGGAGCACGACCCAGGAACAGTAGGTCGCGCATTTGATGGCGTTAAGATTAAACTAGTAGACGACGAAATCTATGTAAGCAGTCCAGCAAACGCCTGCTATTATTACAACAACTATCAAAAAACACGAGATACATTTGTCGGAGAGTGGGTTCGCACAGGCGATCGTGGCTACTACAACAAATTGGGCAATCTGGTTTTTGCCGGACGTGTTGACGATGTGTTTAAGGTCAACGATTTAATTGTTAATCCTATTGAAATTGAAGCAGAGATCATGCAACATCCAGCAGTCGAACAAGCGGCAGTATCTGGTGTAGTCAACTCCAACGGTCTCAAAGACATTCATGCCTGTGTTACTTTAAGATACAGCCTAGATGTCAACGAGCTAAAAACATACTTACAACAAAAATTATTTCCGCATCAAGTTCCTAAACAAATCCACATAGTTGAAACATTTCCAGAAACTATGACTAACAAAAAAGATCGACGAACTATGGCACAGGAATTACATGCTACTACACTATGATTATAATAAACCTCTGTACGTTGTTGGTGACGGACTCTATACTCAAGAACTAGTTGAATACCTGTTGTTAGATACTATGAATGTAAGACCAGTGTCAACAGAAGAGTATTTTGTGTTGCCCGACAATTCGCAGTGTTTGATTGGATTTCACAATATGGAATATCGCATTAGATTTTTAAATGATTCCAGTCATCTAAAGCGTTGTTGGCCTTCGTTTATACACCCAAATGGAACTATTTCCAAATCTGCAACATTTGGAAAAGGCGTGACCATTGGCCCAATGAATTATGTAGGGTATGGTGCTGTAGTAGCAGACTTTTGTTCCACAGGCCCATTTGTTCACATCGGACACGGTGCCAACTTAGGAAATAATTGTATTGTCAATCAGTTTAGTGCCATTGGTGGATCCACGGTGGTAGGCAACAATGTTGAAATTGGTCAGTCGTCAACTATTAAAGATAAAATTAAAATTTGCAGTGATGTGCAAATTTGTATGACCAGTGCAGTAACCAAAACCATTGGTGAATCTGGAAAATATTTTGGAAATAGACGAGTTTCCATTGACTCTGACAAATAAACAATGTATAATTATACAAAGATCAGTAAAGATGAATCGCCCACGACACGGGCATGAATAACGGTATGAGTGGGCCATAAGCCACCAGGAGAACAATGAGTTACGTAGACGCACTATTTGATCGTGAACACGATCGCATTCATGTTGTAGAACGAAAGAATGGTCTTCGCGAGTATCGCGAGTATCCAGCCACATACGTTTTCTACTATGCCGATCCCAGAGGCAAGTTCCGTAGCATCTATGGCAACTCTGTTTCGAGATTTTCCACACGCAACAACAAAGAGTTTCGCAAAGAACTACGTATACAAAACGGCAAAGATATCTATGAGTCAGATATCAATCCTGTGTTTCGTTGTTTTGAAGACAACTACAAAGGGCAAGATGCTCCTCGATTGCAAACATGCTTTTTTGACATTGAAGTAGATTTTGATCCCGAACGAGGATTCAGCCGTCCCGACGATCCGTTCAACCCTATCACTGCTATATCAGTATACCTTGACTGGCTGGATCAAATGGTCACCCTGGTGATTCCGCCTAAGTCAATGAGCCAGGCCACTGCCGAAGAAATTGCCGCAGAGTTTGAAAATTGTATGTTGTTTACCACCGAAGCAGACATGCTCAATACATTTCTCGATCTCATTGACGATGCCGATGTACTCAGTGGGTGGAACAGTGAAGGCTATGACATACCCTACACTATCAATCGCATTACTCGTGTGCTGTCAAAGAATGACACAAGACGTATGTGTCTCTGGAATCAGTTTCCTAAGAAACGCACATTTGAACGTTTTGGTGCAGAGAATGAAACATATGACTTGATTGGTCGGGTACACATGGACTATATGCAACTGTATCGCAAGTACACATACGAAGAGCGACACAGCTATAGCCTAGACGCCATTGGTGAGCATGAACTGGGAGAACGAAAAACTCAGTTCGAAGGCACATTGGATCAACTTTACAATCAAAACTTCAAGACTTTTATTGACTACAACCGCCAGGACACTATGTTGCTGGCCAAGCTGGACAAAAAACTACGGTTCTTGGATCTAGCTAATGAACTGGCACATGCTAATACTGTATTGCTACAAACCACCATGGGTGCTGTGGCAGTGACAGAGCAAGCAATCATCAATGAAGCCCACGAACGTGGACTGGTAGTTCCTAACCGTAAAGAAAGACTCACAGATGAAGACACGCAAGCCGCAGGTGCCTATGTTGCTTATCCCAAAAAAGGCATCCACGAATGGGTCGGTGCCATTGACATCAACTCGCTGTATCCCTCGGCTATTAGAGCCCTTAACATGGCACCAGAAACCATCGTCGGGCAACTCCGCCCCGTAATGACTGATAGGTATATTCGAGACAAGATGAACTCTGGTGCCAGCTTTGCGGCAGCATGGGAAGGCTTGTTTGGTAGTTTGGAATATACTGCTGTGATGGAACAACAACGTGGTACAGAAATTACCATAGACTGGCAAGACGGAGAAGAAACTGTACACTCGGCTGCTGACATATGGAAGATGATGTTTGACAGCAATCGACCCTGGATACTCAGTGCCAATGGAACTATATTTACATTTGAGTCAGAAGGTGTGATCCCGGGTCTTTTGGATCGTTGGTATAGAGAGCGTAAAGAACTACAGGCCAATCTAAAAGAAGCTACTACCAAGCAAGATCAGGAGTTCTGGGACAAGCGTCAGTTAGTCAAGAAGATTAATTTGAATAGTTTATATGGTGCTATTCTTAACCCTGGCTGTAGATTCTTTGACAAGCGTATTGGGCAATCAACAACACTCACCGGTCGAGCCATTGCTTTCCACATGGATGCATTTGTCAATGAATGCATCACTGGCAAGTATGACCATGTGGGAGATGCTGTTATCTACGGTGATACAGACTCTGTTTACTTTTCGGCCTGGCCGGTACTGAAAAAAGAAGTAGAAGAAGGTCGTATGGAGTGGTCCAAAGAAATATGCGTTCAGTTGTATGATAGCATTGCTGATCAGGTCAATCAAAGTTTTCCTGGATTTATGGAACGAGCGTTTCATTGTCCTAGAGAAATGGGCGAGATTATCAAAGGTGGTCGAGAGTTGGTGGCTGGACGCAGTTTATTCATCACTAAAAAACGCTACGCAGTAAACATCTATGACAAAGAAGGCAAACGCAAAGACGTTGACGGCAAAACAGGATCCATCAAGGCCATGGGCTTGGATCTCAAACGTTCAGATACACCAAAGGTTATTCAAGACTTTTTGTGGGACTTATTGGAACGTGTACTCAATGGTGCAGACAAGGAAGAAATTGTTGAAATCATTAGAAAGTTCAAGTACGAATTTACAGAGAGGCCCGGCTGGGAGAAAGGTAGTCCCAAGCGTGTGAACAACTTAACCACGTATCAAAAGAAGGAAGAGCGAGAGGGCAAAGCCAACATGCCTGGACATGTGCGAGCCGCACTAAATTGGAACAACCTGCGAAGAATGAACGGTGACAACTATTCCATGCAAGTGGTCGATGGCATGAAAACCATTGTCTGCAAACTCAAATCCAATGCACTGGGATGGACATCAATTGGGTATCCCACAGATGAAATGCATCTACCTCAATGGTTCAAAGAATTACCGTTTGATGATGCAGAAATGGAAGCCACAGTGGTGGATCAGAAAATAGATAACTTGCTGGGAGTGTTGGCTTGGGATTTAAAGTCGGCTACCAACACTGCCAACACGTTTCAATCACTGTTTGATTTTGAATGAAGCTCAGTAGACTGATCACTTATAAACACATGGTCGACGGCCTGACTGTGAACCATGTACATGATGAAATCGAGACCTTGCTCACGCATGTCAGCACTGACTTGAATATTCAGAATATAGATTTTGACAATCTCAAACACAAGATTGATGTCAACAGAGAATTGGTTCTGGATAAATTGCAAGAAATCAACGCAGATCTTGTGACGTTCAAACAACGTCTACAAGAATTTGTCACTGGTATAGAATCCCCTTACTATGAAAAGAGTCGAACCATCTACCAGGAAGGCCTCAATGATCCTGCTGACTATGTGCTAGATCGACACAATTTTAAAAAATTGTTGTATCAAGAAGAGACTCGAGAATTTTTCAAGAGTCGAGTGCTCATGCACTCTAGCTGGAAATGGCCTGCCTTGGAGATAAGACCCTGCTATGGAGAAATAACCGACAGCTTGATAGCATGTGATCCATTGTACCTAGTTGACACACACCAGGACATGTTTAAACATGTCAAACAAAAATGGACACCTGAGTATCAACAGCGTTTACGATATTATTCGGTGAACGAAACAGACAAACGAATACTGCATCAGTTGCCGGCTATGCAGTTTGGTATTGTGGTAGCAGTAGATTTTTTTAACTTCCGGCCACTGGAACTCATAAAACGCTATCTTGAAGAAATTTTTAACTTGCTGAGACCTGGAGGCGTAGCAATTTTTACCTATAATAATTGCGATTACCCAATTGGGGTTGACAATTTTGAAAATTCCTATTATTGTTATACACCGGGCCGAGAAATCAAAGCCATGTGCGAACGTATGGGATTTAAAGTAGCCGCTAGTTTCGATCTTGAAAACAACGTGAGTTGGTTAGAGATACAGAGACCAGGAACAAGAACCAGTTTGCGTGGCGGGCAAGCATTGGGCAGAATACAAAACATTTAAATGGAGAAAACGATGAGAGATTACTTACTGGATTTAGTAGAACACAGTTACGACCTTGGTTGCATTGACTTAATCAAGGTAACAGGCACAGACAAAGAGACCACAGTGGACGGCTTGGCCGAAAACAAAAGCGTGGTATTGCAAGCAAAGTTTGCTACCCCTGTGGCAGAGTTTATTGGCACATTTGGCATGCCAAATTTAAGCAAGTTAAAAATCTTGCTAAACTTACAGGAATACAAAGAAGATGCACAGATCACTGTGACTAATCAAAATCGCAACGGAGTTGACTCGCCAGTGGGATTACACTTTGAAAACAAAACTGGTGACTTTAAAAACGATTATCGTTTCATGGTGTCTGAAATTGTAAATGATAAACTCAAAACTGCCAAGATGAAACCGCTGACATGGCACGTGGAATTTGAACCCACAGTGGCTGCCATTCAGCGACTCAAGATGCAGGCACAGGCCAATGCCGAAGAGCCTAATTTTATGGCCAAGACTGAAAATGGGGATCTCAAGTTTTATTTTGGTGATCATTCAACACACGCTGGTAATTTTGTGTTCCATCCTGGCACCGCAGGCAAACTCACACGTTCATGGTTATGGCCAGTATCGCAATTCATTGCTATTATGAATCTAACTGGGGATAAAACTGTTCGTATCAGTGATGATGGGGCAGCTAAGATTACGGTGGATTCCGGCATAGCTGTGTATGAATATATTTTACCGGCGCTTAGTAAATAATGTTATTACCCAGCAATCAACATTCAATTGACATTCGAGATATCAAGGGGTTGATATGTATTGATTGCTGGGATGATCCTGAGCTTGATAGTTACTACCAAAAACTTAACAGCATTGTAGATTTTGATCAATTTGATAGTATTATAGTTGCTAGTTACGAAATAACACTAGACCGCAACGATGTTGCATTATCCAACACACTAGAGGAATACAGCTATCATAACTACACACCGGAGATTCTTCTTCCAATAGTTAAAGAAACACGTGATCGAACAACAAGCAAGTACGTTCAACAACATTTCAAAAAACATAGTTTTTTATTACTTGACAGTGTGTCTTTTGTTACCCATGCTACCAATTGCGTTCCGCATGTCAATGACTGGTTAGTAATTGGCGGTGAATGGCAAATGTGTATTCACAATCGACCGCTGGGGCTACATGCGATGTCCAAAACCAAATATAATTTTTATACAGGCAATGATCTAATTTATCACAAAGACTGTGGGACATTAACCAGGCAGATGATCGAGCAAGACCAATTAACCTGGATTGATTGTGCCAATGGTTTATATCAACTGCACTCATGATTAAAAACAATTTCCTGAGATTTATCAAATGATTAGAGACGTTGTACGATATACTCCTCCTTCAGTATGGGGAGTTCTTTGCATTGACATTTGGCAAGACTCCACCAACAACGAATTTTATAAAAATGCTCTAGTACAGTTATCTCAATATCCTATTGCTGGCGTAGTAAATTGTACAACCGATTTGGTGGTTGACTATGCTGACAAAAGTGTTTATAATACATTGAACAACTATCTCTGGGCTGCCGATACAATTAGTTCTCAAACCAATGACAACGTCATGCTTGATTTGATTAAAAATGCTGGAAAATATCAAACCGATCAGCTGATACATGAAAAATTGTTTGACCAGAACACTGTGCATCTAAGTAGAAGAGAAACGTTCATACATCAAGGACATTATTATTGGCCAGAAATACAGGATTGGATTATATTAGGAAGTGCATGGGGAAAATGCGTACACTACGGTCCATTGGGCGTGGACAAGTTGGTAGAGATTCCCAATCATAGATTTCATATCTTTCCTGACTGGAGCATACAAACTGAACACAAACAACCGCCGACTGCTGAAGAAATACATAATGATTTTTTTGTTTGGGCTCCTATAGACAACGGCGGATACAGATTGATAACACGAGCAAAGAATCACAAATGGACAGAGAACTAGAACTAGTGCAAGACAATTTAACTGCAAAACAAAGCGACTATGCTGTATTCCTTCCAGCTATCAGCAGTTTCTATGCTGGATACATTGGTCGTGAACGGCATAATGTAGGGCTTGATGCGGGACGACTTCCGTCGGGCATTGGTGACATGGAAGCCATGAACTGGCTAAATCCTACCAAGTCGTTGTTTCCTTATCGCTGGAGTCTGTACTCTGCAGGACATGCCAACTTGGATTTAAACAAGTTTGATGCCAAAGAGGACATGGTTCGCAACAGAGATCCCAATACCATCATGCTGGCAGACTCGGGCGGATTCCAGATTGCCAAGGGTGTATGGCCCGGCCGCTGGGCTGACCCCACAGACAAAAAGGCCGAACAGCAAAGAGAAAAAGTTCTTAAATGGCAGATGGGCATTGCCACCCATGGCATGACCATGGACATACCCACATGGACGTTTCGAGATCCAGTGGCAGCCAAAGCATCAGGTATTCACAGCTATGAAGATGCAGTCAGTGCCACACAATACAACAACGAGTTCTGGATTGCCAATCGCTATGGTGATACCAAAATACTAAACGTATTGCAAGGTGGTAACCATGCCGAAGCAGATCATTGGTATGACTTAATGAAACACTATTCAGATCCTAACAAATACCCCGACCGGCACTTCAATGGATGGGGCATGGGTGGTCAAAACATGTGTGATGTACATCTAGTGCTACGTCGTCTGGTGCACTTGATTCATGATGGACTATTGGAGAAGGGTGTACATGATTGGATGCACTTCTTAGGAACATCAAAACTAGAGTGGGCCTGTTTGCTCACTGATGTGCAACGTGCTATACGACACTATCATAATGCTAATTTTACTATTAGCTTTGACTGTGCCAGTCCATTCTTGGCCACTGCCAATGGTCAAATTTACACGCAACTAAGAACTGAGGATCGTGGCAAGTGGAGTTACATGATGAGCCCTACAGCCGACGACAAGAAATATGCTACAGACACTCGCACATTCCGTGATGCTGTATTACAGGATCGTATACACGATATATTTGAAAATTCACCAATTTCATCTAGAATGGCCATCAAGGATGTGTGTATTTACAAACCTGGCGATTTAAACAAAATTGGCAAAGAAGGTCGAACATCGTGGGACTCATTTTCATACGCATTAATGATGGGTCACAATGTTTGGCACCACATTCGGGCAGTGCAAGAGGCAAATCGGAGATATGATCAAGGATTAGTGCCCGGAATGCTTGTACAAGAAACCTTTGATCGTGTATACTTTAGAGACTTAGTTGACACAATCTTTAAGCAACAGGATCGAACAAAGAGTTTGGCTATCATTGACAGCAACACAAAGTTTTGGGATCAGATCATTGGTACCCGAGGATTCACTGGGAAAAAAACTACCAATGCGCACACTCAATACAACAATTTGTTTGACGTGAGCGATGAAGAAATTGTTGCAGAAGAATTTGACGAAACCTTGTTGGATACACTAGAAAATCAAAACACATGAAACAAGAACTAGATCAACTGCTGTGTGAGAAGTATCCAAAGATGATGGTTAATCGTGACAAGTCAATGATGGAGACTTGTATGTGTTGGGGGTTTGAATGTGGCGATGGGTGGTTTACGATCCTTGATCAACTTATGAGCAATATCCAGCACCACATTGATTGGAATAACAAAAACTTTGAAAAAGGTTATAAACAATACAAACAAGTTCCGCAAGTGACACTGGATCAAGTAAAAGAAAAGTTTGGTACACTACGGTTTTACTACCAAGGAGGCGATGATGAAATCAGCGGCATGGTACGTATGGCAGAATCAATGTCTGCTGTAACTTGTGAACAATGTGGCAACCCAGGCACAACAGGTGGCCAAGGGTGGATCTCTACTTTGTGCGAAACTCATAGGAATAAAAATGGATAGACCTGGACACGAAACAGTAAACTTCTTTGTGGGCACAGAAGTTGAACATTCTCCTGCTTATGGACAAAAAACTTTGTTTGTGGTAGGCGTACACAATGCCGACACTGTGATGGACATGGCTCTGGCTAACGCATGTACACATATCTATTTTGGTGCCAATCAAAGTTTTCCAAAGCTAGATACCAATGATGGCGAAGGGTGGAGGAGTTGGGAAGGTATGATTCGTCCTTGCTTGGATGCTGATCGTCTTTGCACCCTGGACATTGACGTTAATCAAGCAGAAGGCTTGCTGGAAAGTATGTTGGTTGAATATCATAACTTTATTCCTATGATCAGTGTCAAGCTACCTTACATACAACAGTTTGGATACAATGCCACGCTCAAGATTGATGACAAGGATTTCAAAGCCACTAATCCCGGAGTATGGTGTCACAGTCTGCATGCGTTACAAAAACGTTCAGCGTTTACTGACTGGTCTAAATATACTCAAGACGAGACACTATAAAATGGCACAACTATATCGTATTACACCACTGGAAAAGAAGTCAATGGAATATTTCGTTGACGTGTTTGAACGCATGCCCGACGGTAGTATCCGTGGATTTGATGTCACCGAAACATGGCGGTGGGGGCAAGCATTTAGAGAACTAGACGAACCTGTGATGGACATGGAAACAGATCGTGTACATTGTCGTCCGGGCATTGGCTGGGGTTGTGAATTGGATGACC